AATCCTAACACTTATTAATTTATTTTTTAAACTCTTGAATCTAATCCCATTCTAGCTTGTAAAGTTCCATCTCTATAATCTAGTACAGCATTCTCAACAGCGATATTAACTATCTCCCTGTGTGCCAACTGAGCTAATTTGCAAGTCGCTACTGCAGTTTTACCCTGAATAGTTAATCCAAGTCCAGCAACATCACTAGAGGTTATTAAATCTCCAATTATAATTGGAGAAGGATAGGCAATATACCTAACATTATATCTCGACAAATTCTCAACTGAAACTATTTCAACAGTTGTTTTAGAATTTTGCTTAGATATATCTACTCTCCATGCTTTATTTCCATTTGGTTTCCTAAATGGATTCATATAACTTATCATGAATTCATCATGAGTAGTTGGTATGACAGGAATTATTTTTCCATCTAAAGCTTCACTTGATGTATTGCTTATGGTTGCAGTTTCTAATACAATATACATTGCCTCGTTACTTAACTCATAAAATTTAGATTCACTCACAAGTCCCCTTGTTGAAGTTACTTGTGAGGTAATCTTTTCATCTTTTACTAAGTCATTCAATATCCTTCTTGCTTTCTCGTTAAGTTCAAAGGATGATGAAGGATCCTTGCTTGCATCATAAGTATTCTTTACATATTGCTCTTGAGCAATAGTTAAATAAGAACTAATTTCAAAAGTATCTAATCCAGGTGCTCCTACAAGAGCATTGTTGTATCTTAGATTAAACTCTTCTTTTAACTCTGGTGCAGTCATTTATCCTACTTTAAATTATGTTTAAGTTTTGCTTCTAATGATAATCTCATTTCTTGTCCTAAGTTAGATGCTAAATATTCAGCAGCTACCTGTAAGAATGGTGCATCACCATCAGAAATAGGTTCATCATCTAAAGTATAAAACTTTTTATCTACTTTATTTACTGCTCCAAATTCATAACAAGTCTCTAATAACACTTTTGTTTTTAAATACTCATCGCCCATTATAGAACATAATAAACTTGGATTTTTTTCAAGTTCCTTATGTAATTCAGATTGTAAGAAATCTAATTTATGAGATCTATTTGTATTTCTACCTAAGTTTCTCAAAGTATATCTTAGAATTTCTTTTTCTTCTTCATACTTAACATACAATTTGTATGCTTGTACTTTGCTACCAACTTTATCAATTTCTTTAGCCATTTGCTCAGAAGCTGATGTTAGTACCCATCTGTTAGTTGCTCTATGTTTAATTTCATCTAAACTATTAGCTACTATTGGACAAGCCATTAATACTTTATATTTAATGAAGTCATAAGGATCTGAGATTTGTAATCTCATTTCATCTTTTCCAAGATATATGGGTAATATTCCCATTTCATATGCTCCTCCACCTTCTTTCCAGAATGTTCCGTATATAGAAAGGTCAACACCTCTTAATATACTTTCCAATCCAGCTTTTTCTACATTGGTTAGAAGATTTTTCATCTTCCCATTATCCATTGTTGGTGCTGGTATTGCTACTTCTGCTCCATTTAACATACCGCCGTATGCTACGTGCTTAATATCTTTTATTCCGTTTCTTTCGTTTGGAATATATTTAACTGATACTATTTTATCTACTAAGAAATCAGTACGTACGACCTCTTCTTTTTCTTGTACTTGTTTAGCTGTTGCCATTTTTAACTTATTTTATGATTCTTCCTTCCTTATTTTTGAGATGTTTAAAGCACATCTCCTAAGCTTTTATTTAAAATACTTACCCTCGTCGAACAAACGAGGGTAAATAAGTTTTTATATTACGCTAGTACGTAAGGGATAATTGATGCAGTACGAGATGGGTCATAAACCACAACTCCTAATTGACACCATTTAGTGATAGTACCACTATCCTCTAAAGTTCCCATATTACCGTTGTTAATTGCACCTGTGAAAGGATTTCTGAAGCCCCATTGGTAACCTCTAATTTCCTCAGCACCTTTAACTTGAACTTTTTGAATGTTTGGATCTTCTGGAGTTCCAACATAGAAAATATCAAATCTGTAAGATTCTGCAACACCACTAGATCCAGGGATTTTTATAGTGTTACGGATTTTGTCATCATAGAAATCATCAACTTCTAATTTAACAGTTACTCCGTTTGGAGCCATATACTCAGTGAACTGGAATCCAGCAGACATTGCATTAGAATGTAGTTCAGAACTAACATTTTTAATGGTGCTAGGATTTGTTCCTGGAGTACTCATATGAGCTGACCATCCTGAAGTTGTAGTTAATACAGCTTTGTGGAATTCAGCAGCTCCTCTTTCTCCTGTACGAAGAATGAAAACACGGTCGTTGAAACCTAATTTACCTTCTGACAATCCAAAAAGGATTTCTTCAAGTAACTCAATAGAAAACTCATTGTAAAAATAAGTGTTAGATTGCTCCATTTGCTCACGGATACCAGAACCAATTTTAATGCTACGTCCAGAAACATCTTTGTTGTGGTATTGACCATCAGCAGTTCTGTTTGTTTTACCGTACATTAAGAATTTATTCTTGTATAAAGAAAATTCTTGCTCTACTAACCAGTCTTCGTATAATGCTAATGCACCGAATACTTTTTTGTTACCAGCTTTGTCAATAACAGGAATTCCCATTACAACTTGTTTGCCAGTAGCATCACCTGGTAATTTGTGGTCGATACGAATAGTAGTCAACTCACCTCTCATAGAAACAGGAGTAACTCTACGAACTCCACCTACTTCTCTAGATAAACCTTTACCTACTGGAGCGAACTCTTCAGTAAATCTTTTTCCAGCTACTAATTCAGAACCAGGAATACCTGATCTGTCTGAACCTGCAATCTCTGCAGTATGAATCCATTGAGATCCTGATGGAAAGCCATCATCTAATAATCTTATTGGATACACTTCATTTTTCTCACCAACAACGATTTCTCCTTTGAAGAACCATTGCTCGTCGAATGTTAATTGAAACTCTTGACCACCTTCACCGATGTTATTGTCACCACCTGTAACAGTTGCACCTTTAAAAGAAGCTTCCACTAATGGAATGTTTCTACGTGAACTACCAATAAGTTCCCAATAGAACTCATTATCGTTGTCCACCATTTTTGTTTCAAATTTAGCTAACATATTCTCCAAAGACTTACCTCTGTTGATTGCTAGTAATTTGATCATGGCGTCATTAATCTTTGTTGGAGATGTTTTCCAGATAGCACCTAAAGTGTTTTCTGGGTTAATCATACCAGCAAAGGCTTTTGCGTCAGTCACTTGGAACCTACCTAATTGCATAATTTAATTGTTTTGTGTACCTTTGTGGTACGAGTGTTAATAAAGTTGTTTTATTCTATTTCAAAATCTTTCATATCGGATAACTTGAAATTAGAGTTTAAATCTTGACTACTTGTATCAATAGTTCCTGACTCTGTAAAGTTAACTCCTCTGAGTAAATTTTCAATGTTGTTTGTGATTTTAGATTCAGCTTTTTTTCCGAATATACTAAAATCTGTAAAACCCTTTGTTAAGAAATGTATAGTTTCTAATTTAATTCTTGACCCAATTGGATCAGCTTTCTGGGCTTTTACAAAAGCATTTTCTTTATTTCCTAAATCAGTAGTAATCTGTTTATATAACTCATCCTTTTGAGAATCTGTTAATGTAATACCAGGTATTACTTCTGGAGTATTAGAAATATAACCTTTAATATCTTTAAGGCTATCCTGCTCTTTATTTTTTGCGTCTTGAATAATTGTTTCAAGACTTGCTTTCTCTGATTTAATAAGACTTGCTAATGCAAATTCTGCATCTTCTATGTCTGTTCCAGAGTCAACGCTTCTTTGAGCAAGTGCTTTTGCTCTATCTTCAGCGTATCCTTTTTCAATGAAATCTTGTGCAATTGCAGTTAATCTGAAATTCACATTCTTATCATCTTTAATAAACTCTGGCGTAACAGCCTCAAGTTTACTTATGGTATTAACCATCTCTGTGACTTTTGCCACAGGAGCACCAACAGATTGAGCCTCTTCGATTAACTTTTGTCTTTCAGTTAATCCTGAGTCAATGTGTTTTTTAATTGCTGCGTTTAAATCTTCTAGAGATTTAATTGCAGTTGTATCTTCAAGTTCAGGTAAAACACCTTTAGATTTGAATTCTGCAGCTAAGTTAGAATAAAGCTGTTCAGTCTCATTCAGTTTAGGAGAGGAAGAATCGCTGCCTTCTTTTCCATCAGCAGTTTTACCTGCCTGAACTTGAGTTTTATCTTTACTCTGATTAGCTACGCTCTCTGGATCTTCCGTATCCTCACTATCAGTGTTAATATTTTCGTCAACCTTTTTTACAACCTTAGTTGCAGGAGGGTTATCTCCTTTTGTTTCATCAGGCTTTGCACCTGTTGTGTTTGGTTTTATAATATCAACACCTTCTTCAAAAAGGTTAAGTGATGATGTGTCAAAATCCAAATCTGCTAAATTTAATTCTTCCATGTTAAATAATTTTAATTTCTCCTAATACAAATCTAATGAATTCTCTGAAAAAAGTCCATTCAGTATTATAGCTAAAGTATATCCTTATTTAATCAATTTGAAAGATTTATAGTATCCAACAGTGGCTCTTTTATCAGAAGTAATTCCAAAAGTAACCATATTTCCTTTCTTATTTTGAAATCCTAGAACAGCTTCAATTGTTGGTTGACCAGGATTAACAGCCTGAATAGGGAGGCCTAATTTTACTCCATAAACAATTGTAAGCTTAGGATGTAAGTACGTTACTTGTGGAGTATATTTAATTGTGTCAGACTTTATCTTATAGTCGATTGAGTATTCAAGAAGTGTTCCTCTTGTTTTAAATTTCCCATCTATTTTAATGTCTTTATTATCTATTAAAGTTTCAGAGACTTCATTTATAGATATGCTTTCTAGATATAGATTTCGAGCTGTAATACTATCATTAGCTTTTAATGCTGCATCATATTTAGCCTTATATGTAGAATCTACTATGATTTGTTTTTTTTGTGGTTTATTCTTTCCTGGAATTAGAACTTCAATATAGACTGTATCCGGAATAGCTTCTGCTAATTTCTTTTCTACTCCACCGACTTCTTCTGGGGTAACTATTGTTACATCGTTTACTTTAGGATCATTGTTTAAAAACACATGGTCTATAATGAATAGAGAGACAATTATTGCTATTGTAATCCTGTAGTCTATTTTCATTATACGTTAAATTGGTTTTTAATTACTATCTTAAATTTTTCAGACATAATTTTATTTAAAGATGCCATAGTTTTTTTACTACTTGTAACATCTTTTAATCCATCCTTATTAATATCCTTTAATCCAGATCCAACTAGAAGACAGCCTTTGGTATTTATGTAGTAATTTCCAGCATGTATTAATATGTATTTTCTGTCCTGCACATTAAGAACATGAAAATGATCTCCATATTTTTCAGAATTTCTTTTAACACATTGGTATTCTCCTGCGGGAATTCTTGATATGCTTTTTTGATTCTCTTTATCTGGTAACTCTAAAACGTATCCTTGGGTAACTTCACAATTCCAGTCGTCAAACACTATGAATTTAGCTAAGGTTTGTTTTGAATCTTGTTCGAATCTTAATATCTCTATTCTCATTATTTTTTATTTTCTAAAAATTCTCTTACTTTTAATGGTAAAAATGATAACATTCTTTTAAACAAATTTCTACCACTTACAGCCTCCATGTTTTCATATATACTATAAATCTCTACCATACACGCTAATGCTACAGCCAATTCAGATAAAGTGTGACCTCCACCCATTAATTCAAATTTAGATGTTTTTAAAACTAAACTATCTAAAATAACAAACACCAACACACCAGTACCGTATTCATATGATTTTCTCCAAGTCTTTCTAAGCCCTGATGAATTTATTGCACCCCAGAAATCTTTTTTTAATAAATTTAGTGATACTTTTTTTAGGAATAAGCTTTTTCTTATTCCGGTTACCATATCTATAAGTATAATTATAGCTAAAGCTAACAATATTTGCTTCATGTTTAACAGTGTGGTTAGTAACACAGTTACAGAAGATGTTGCTATTATCTTCTCGGTGCTCATATTTTGAAAAAAAATTAATGGTGATTTCATTTTACTAAGTGTTTGACTATTCAAAGTTAAAGTATTTTTTATTTATTTCTCTTTCAATATTATAGCTATACAGTT